CATGGTTCGTCAACAAGTTAAAAAAAAAATAATACAGACAGAAGGATGGGGGCGTGAGTCCTGGGAGGGTACGACCTCGGGGCGTCATCAGGAATAACACCACAACAAGCTGCTTTTGAGCACAAAATCAAGAGTTTACATGATGTTTTTTGGACGGCAAGATCCGAAGGAAAAACAATGATGCAATATTTTGCAAAAATGATGTCTTCTGGAAAATGGGAAGTTCCAGACAACATGATTGATAAAACAATTAAAAAAATAGAAACACATGAGCCTCTGCTGGTATTTGAGCAAATAATAGAACAACGCCAAGGCGAAACTTTAAAAGAAAAGTTAGATCTGTACAGAAAAAAAGAGGAAGATTTTTTTAAGGTCAAAAGACCTTTAGACCAATGGCAAAAAATTAGTAATATCTTAGATCAATATGAAGAAGAGACAAAACGATTTGTTTAATATTCTTTGATTCTTAAAAAAGCCCATTGTGATTTTCGCAATGGGCTAGAAAATATGTTCTTGAAGGAAGTTCATGTTTTTTGTTTTTGTTCCAAGAAGGATTGCTACGATTACAGGCGCATCAAGCTTATTAACGTCCAAATCAGGTAAATTTCTTTGTCTTTTGTCATATTGAACCTGTCAAAATACAATTGTTTCGAAGTCGAAGATCCATTCTAACCCATGCCAGATTTTCTACATTTAGATCTATCTTATAATTAATATAGTTAGATTTAAAGTCTATTTTATCGTAAGAATAACTGTAAAATTGACTTTCTGTGCTTATTTGAGGGCGGTATTCTTGATAGGCTTTATCTAGACACTTCTTTAATTCCGTTGTTGGAATTATTTTTTCTGTAGTCATCTCCATTTCTTCTTTTAAATCTCTTAAAAGATAACGAACTCTACATACAACTGGAGAATTTAATAATTTATCAAAATTTTCATCTTCATAATGATTTCTAAAAAGAAGTCCAGGAACCCTTTCAAATAATGTAAATCCTTCTGTTCTTTCTTTGATTTCTTCTAATGTTGGATTTGTTCGAATTTCTACTTCGCACAAATTTTCTTCTTCATCTTCGCATTTTTGGATTGATATGTTTAACAAAGGAAAAAGAAAATCTTCTTTTTTTAGAATGTGATACATGGAATCATAAATTTGATATCTGTATTCGTGATCGTTTCCTGAAAATTCTAGAACAATCTTTTTAAGTTCTGTTATCAAAGAATCAAATGACGACTGACAAGCTTCAATGTCTTCTTTAAGGTTTTTTATTTTAAATTTTGATATGCTCTCTATAATTCTTTTAAATGCTTCCGCCTCAATCTTCATCGCTATATGATCGACCGATTCTTTTGAATTTTTTTCATCAGGAATTTCAGAAAAAAATTCTATATTTGAAATATCTTCTTGTTCATCCAAACTGTCAACATCTTCTTTGATGTTTTCTTTTATATCACATTGATCATATTGCGTCATTATAAGGTAATTCCATCAATTGCTTCATTTCCCCAAATATCCCATCCTTCAGAAGCTCTTCCTCTTGCAAAAAGCTCAACTCTTGGAACGTCTCCATAAAGTTGTTCAATTCTTTCTCTAGCCTCCGGTGGTTTTTCGCTGTGCTCTCTAATCGGTGAAAATATAACAGAACGAACGCTTGCACTTTTTCTTTCCATTTTTCCGCGAGTTCCAACCAAACAAAGTTCCGCATTACTTCGACTATATGAGCCGTTTCCCATAAAACAAAGCTTCAAAATAAGTGGCAAAAGTTCTTCAATGGAGACAAGTTTATTCTCTTCAAACTTGTCCTTGAAAAGCTTATTTACTTCTTTCATTGCCTTGTCTCCCTTTGGATTTGTCTTGATCCATACAAAACCACAAGTTTTGAAATCAAAACCCCAAGCATTCATAACCTTTTCTGCTTCAAAAATAAAAGGCATTGTTACCCAAAGAAAAAGACGAGAATTGTCTGATGCAATATTTCTAATTGGAAGATTACAAATTTCAGGAATCGACATTGTTTTATATTTATAATCGGCTCCTCGCTCTCCTGCATGCATTTTGTCATTATATGACCATGCAGGATCTGCATAGATAATATTGTATTTTTTATTTTGAACTTGTTCGATCATTCTGTATTTTCTTTCTTTGTTTTTATTTTCAATTTATTTCGAATCTTTGTAGAAGTAGATCTTGTCACATTGACGAATGGTCCATTTAGATTTCTAACCGCCTGATAAGCAAAGAATTTCTTGCCTTCACGATTTAGAACTGCAACCATTCCTATTTCATCATCAAATTCAAGAGAGCCAAATCTTTCTTTCGATATCAATGTTGATCTTTCGCTTCTAAGCCCAGAGATACCTAGCGGATTAGGAAATACAAACATTGGTCTTTGCCTATCCATTCCATCTCCATAAGAACCAAGATCAATTCTTTTTTCACGAATCCCGATTGCTTCAAGATACAGATCAAAATCAGAGTTTATAAAATCTCCATCAATAAGCATCATTGTTCCAATTTCAAATGAATTTTCTTCGTCAAGAGGACTTAGTTGAACAAATAAATAATAAGACGAAACGGTCTCTTCTTTTTCGTCTACTTCAATAATAATTTTACCGCATGGAGGAGTCGAATTGAAATTAATATCCCCAGATTTATTCTTTGATGTTTTTACCTCAATTCCGAATATGTTGTCAAGTTTATTTTCTTCTTCATAAAATGCCAAATCTGGGGATATATGAAGAGGAGCTACAATGTATTTTATTTTTTTTAATTTTATTAGAACTTCTTTTTCCAAATATTCAACGAAAGGATCTGATACAGAAATTGATTTAGATTCTAACTTAAATTTGGCCCTAGTTCCATCTTCATAAAAAAAATGATTACATAAAGTATAGAATACCTTTGGAATTATTTGAGACATAGTATTTCATATTTTACGGAGCACCACATGCTTTCAAGAATTCGCGCCACTCATTATTGCAATAGTAGCTATAAAATACATTCCAAGCAGACGTAACTGCTTCATTGTATGATGCTATATTTTCTAATCCATCAAAAATTTCATTATCAAAATATACAAACCATTCATTCTGCTCTTGATCTTCTCTAATTGTAAATCCTGGCGGTAATTTCGGTACTTTTTTCATAATATTTACCTTTGAGCAATTTTCTCTGAAATAGAGTTCAAAGAACTTTCTGACAATCCATCTTGTTGTGATTCAAATTCTTCATCCATTTCATCACATGGAGTATCATCCTCATCCTCATCCTCAGAAGGTTTTAACTTTTTCTTAACTGCTTTCTTTTTTAATTTTTTAGGAGGACCTAACAAAAGCTTTTCAAGAGATTCTAAAGCAGAAGTTATTGATTTTTCTGTTGCACTTTTATTTCCACCAATACCTTCGCTTAGACCTTCTGTAATAACTTGACTGAAATCAAAATTAAACTTTCCATTGCCCGAAAGCAAATCCATCAAATGGTTTTTCGTAAATTCATCCAAAGGAATAATTTTTATATCTTTTATTGTGGCTTCCTTTGTTACATCTTTGAACAAAGGCATTTTTTCTTTTGATTTATCACGAAATCTGCTCATGGAATCTTCAATTTCATTTTTTATTAGCCTCGTTATTTTTTGCTTGTTAGGATGAGGAAGATCGTCATAGTACATTAGTGCCCCTTCAATAAGCGCAATAACTCTCATTGAATCAAAATCGTTTATGACACCATTGTTTTGAACCGTATCATAAACATCACAAATGTTTTCCATAATTTGATCTACTTGATCAATTTCTAATACATCTTTGCTTGATTCAAAAACTCCGTTTACCCAATAAATAAAATCTCTATCGTCCATAATATTATTTTCCTCTCATGTGTGGAAGACCCTCAGAAAAACCAGAAAATGTCTGTATTTTAAACTTAGCATTTTTTCTAAGTTCGTTAATTGTTCTAGCATTTGAATAACTCATGCCTGAGCGAATTCCAGCAGTAAGTTCATTTATAATAGGTTCAACCTCTCCTTTATACGGAATTTCTATTTCTATTCCTTCTTTTGCAACGCCTGGCCCTCTATCATAAGATGATGATCCTTTAAATAATTTTTTAACGTCAACAATTCCACTATCTGAAATCAAATCTCCTGGGGTTTCTTTTGTCCCGGAAAGCATTCCGCCAATCATTACACAATCAGCACCAGCAACAAGTGCTTTTACAATATCTCCACTTGATCTCATTCCGCCGTCTGCAATAAGAAGTTTTCCCTTGTTTCTTGACCAATAAGAACAATCGTTGATTGCTGTAAAAGATGGAACTCCATGACCAGTAACAACTCTTGTTGTGCAAACACTGCCAGCACCGACTCCAATTTTTACACAATCAGCTCCCCATTCATACAAGTCTTTTGTAGCGCTTCCTGTTGCCACATTTCCGGCAACGATAAAGACTTCATCCTTATATTCGCTACGCAGCCACTCTATAGTTTCTTTCATCATGACAGAGTGGCCATGGGCAATGTCGATGACAAACATTCGAGCACCGGCTTTAAATAAAGCCTCGGCCCTTTCTTTGAAGTCTCCGTTAACTCCTATCGAAACAAGGCAATCACGATTTGAATCATAAGCCTTTAGATATTCTTTAACATTTTCTTCGATACTACAAAAACGATGTAAAGCCCCAATACCTCCAAGGTCCCACATGGCTATTGCCATTTCAGATCCTGTTATTGTTTCCATGTTTGCAGAAATAATTGGAGACGTTCTTTCATATTTCCATATTTTAAACGATGTACTTGCTTCAGATCGACTTCTCAATGTCGAGTATTGAGGAATCAAAACGATGTCATCAAATGTATATGCTAAAGGTTCTCCTGTCATATCGTTCATCCTTTAAGTCCCCACCATTCAATTGTTTTTTCTAAGCCATCCCAAAACTTAATGTTTGGCTTATATCCAAGCTTCTCTAATTTTGAAATGTCAGCTTGTGTATGCTTCACATCTCCCGCTCTTTCTGGCGCGTGAACAATCTCAATCCCATGAAATTTCTTTTTAAAATATTCAAGAATTTCATTATTGCTTGTTCGATCTCCGCAAGCAACGTTAAAACAATCTCCTTTGAATGTTTCTTCGGATAATGCAACAATAAGATTTGCATCTACAACATTATCTACATAACAAAGATCTCTTGTTTGTTCGCCATCACCATCTGATCTTAAAGGTTTTCCATGCTTTACTGCATCACACCAAGCTGATACGGCTGTCGAATAAGGACTGTCTCCATACTGATTTGGCCCAAAAACATTGAAGTAACGCAAGCAAGCCGACTCAAGACCATATAAATTATAAAAAAGCTTACAGAAATCTTCAATGACGCTTTTTTGTAGCGCATAAGGAGAAACAGGTTTTTTTGTTTCAGTCTCATGTGTTGGCATCGTATCTGCTCCGCCATAAACAGAAGAACTCGAAGCAAATACAAATCTAGGCATGTTTGTTTCGCAATCTTCACGAGAAGACTGGCGTACTGCTGCTTCCATAAGTTTTACAGTTTTTCCAATGTTTACATCGGTTGTAAAGGACGGCTCTTCACAAGAAAAACTAACACGAGGAATTGCAGCTTCATGGAATATGATGTCATATTTTCCACTCATAATGTTTGACAAAATGATTTTGTCAGCAAAGTCCATTTTGTAAACCTTTACTCTATCACGAACATCTTCTAAAAACTCTTTATGTCCATTAGAAAAGTCGTCGACAACATCAACGGCAAAGCCTTTTTCTACAAGTCTTTTTACCAAATTGCTTCCAATGAAACCTGCGCCACCCGTGACAAGTGCAGCTAATCCTGGTGTTGGAATTTTTCTTTTCCAATTTATTGTTTCTTTTAAATTTGTCATATTGAATCTAAAATCTTTATATTGTTTTTTGCAAGATCAGAAAAACACATGCCATTAATGGCATTATAAAAGTTGACATAACTGCCATTGTCAAGCTTATAATTTGGATGGATTATAGAACGAAATCCATTTTTTTCAAATGTTTGATTTTTAAACATTTCACATTTAATGTGCTTTACTATGTTATATAAGCTCATTTTGAATCTCCATAAGCATAATTCCCTCTATCAACATTTTTTCGCTTAATGTTTGCGCTAACATATTCAAGATTTGGCATCGCCTTTTCAATGATTCTCCAAATTTCTGTATTTGGAAAATCTTTTTGAAGTTGAATTATGTCATCCGATCCCGAAGGGCCAGTAATCATACATTCAATAATATAAGAAGCCTTGTCTACAATCTTTACCATCTTTTTGATTTCATCTGTTGGTGGTTCTATTCCCATAAAATCATAGATTCTATTGTCCAACATGTTTTCCACTTTACTTATGGCTTCTTTGACTTCTGGTGTTAGGTTTTTTATTGGAGAAGGAATATCCCCAGTATAAGCCTCATGAAAATCATGGCTCAAAGCATAAATTAAATGCTCTTTAGGAAATCCTGCAACCATCCATAAAATGGATACTAAAACGCTATGGTGCAATACGCTAAATTCATTATCTCCATTGTTTCCAAATCTATTGTATCTTCCAAGCAAAATAACAAGATCCATGGGACAGACAATGCCTGCCGCTCCCGCATTGGGTAATGGTGAAAGTTGACCTGTCCAAGTTCTCATCGATTATAATTTACCAGATCTAATTCTTCTTCTAAATTGCTTACTTTTCTTTTTTGTTCTTCGTATTTTCTCTTTAATCTTTCCAATTCGCCATAAATGTGCAATTTTTCAAGTTCTGTGTGATGTTTGCTTCCTTGAAAGCACTTATCAGCCATAATCTCTTCAAGAAATTTTATTCTCTTTTTAATTTCTTCAAATTCGCAATTGATGGACTTAATCCAAAAAAGACCTTCGTTTTTTAATAAAAAGAATTTATTTAAATAGGATTCTACATCATATGCAAAATTCTGCCAAGGCAAATTCCAGGACATATTATCGGTTAATTTCGGCTTGACTTGATTAGAAAAAAATAGCTTCTGTTCAATTTTTATTATTAAATCTTTTAGTTTCATTAAAAACTTTTTTCCTTCCATGTTTTTGGAACATTTTCTTTATTAATCTCTAGCGGAATATGATAATCAAAAGGCTTTGGCCCTCTCTTTTTGATATAATCAACAATAGAAGCTATTCCACTTTCTAATGTCATTTTTGGAGAGAAGCCAAATCTTTCTCTTATTTTGTTAGACGAACAGACCGGATGCATGACTTCATGCGGTCTCTTTTCTTCAAAAATAGGATCTAAATCAAAATCAAGAAGCGAAGCAATCAACTTTGCAAGATTTAGTATTGATATTTCCCGATCATCTGGCCCTATATTAAAAACTTCTCCATGTTCAACTTCACAATCTAAAAGCTTTAAGTAAATCTCGACATCATCTTGAATTAGAGAGAAGCATCTTGTTTGATCTCCTTCTCCGTAGATTATTGGCTGACGACCTTGAAGCATCAGATTTGTCATGATTGATGCCACGTTTCTATATGGATCGTTGTATCTCTGCCTTGGGCCAATCACGTTGTGTGGAACTGTGTGAATAACTTTCATTCCATGCATCTCTCCAAGCATGGCCAACATGTCTTCAGCCGTTGCCTTAGCTAAAGCATAAGGATCAACAGGAGACTTTTTCATATCTTCAGTAAAAGGTCCTTTTTGATTTCCGTATCGGCTCATCGATGAACAGTTTATAAAACGAGACACACCTGCTTGAACGGCTGCTGTACCCATGACGGTACTTCCCATGAATACACTATTTGAAATAATGCTAGGGGAGAATACGCTATATCCTTCAGGCGCAATAGCCGCACAATGGTAAATTACTTTTATGCTTCTTTCCTTTAGGATTTTAGATAAGAATTTTACATTTTCATGATTTGTTACATCAGAAAAATAAAATTCAAATCTACTATCTGAGTTTGGAAGTTTTTTTAAAAACTGAAGAGTGTCTTCATATCCTCCGAAAAGATTATCAATTCCAAAAACAAAATGCCCCTGTTCTATAAGCTTTTCAGCAATCCAAGAACCGATAAGTCCACAAACACCTGTTACGCAAACATTCATATGCCCAAAGTATATCATCAAAAGACTATTTTGATATTTCGAATATATGTCTTACTTTTAGCTTAAAGCCAAAATTATCCTGTTCAACGAAAGCTCGATAGCCTGTATTTTTTGAAAACTTAACGCTCTCATCCCAATCCCAGATCTTAATTGAATCTTGTCTTCCGCTTAGTCCTGAAACATTCAAAATAATATATGGTTTTCCATATTTTGTTTTTCTTTTAATCCAATCTTCAACAACGAACCAGCACAACGCCCCTTCCTTATCGTCAGGAAATGCATCAATCGAATTGTAACCTTTGCTAAGTAGCTTTTTTTGTATATTTTTGGGAATAATCAAATCTAAGTTTGTTTGACCCATTAGCTCTTTATACATTTCAAGCTTCTCATTTAAGTCCCAATCAGAATCGTCTGTTTCTGCTGCTAGATCATCTAGCTTTTGACATTGACTATCAAATGTATCTTTCTTTAGCTTTTTCTTGAGAAGTGTCCAATTTCCAATAATCGTTTTATGCATATGAGCATAATTCTTGAATAATTTATTTTCTCCAACACAATCAAGGCTGTCAAAAGCATTAATCTTTATCAAGACATCAAAATTCTTTTTATTGAACTTGCTATGTCTCCATTCTCCACTTTCTTCCCAAAGAAACCCATAAATGTCATCATAAGGCCTTTTTTGAATAAGTTCTGCTATTGATGTTTTTCCAACATCTTTGCATGATAAAAGGCTTGGCATCAACTTTTTGTCACCTTCAACGATTGTCCAGTGATCCGTTGCCTTGTTAATGTCAATCTTTGCAAAGTCATATCCAAAACTTTTTAATTCTGAAATAGCATTTGCTTTTTCTTTTGGATTATTTAGCTGGGTTTCAACATATGCACACAACCATTCGGGCTCATAATATGTCAAAAGCCAAGCACAAAGATAAGAATTAATTCCATAACTCAAAGCATGGCTTAGGTTGAATGAATACTTAGCAAACTCTTTGATGTTTTGATAAAGTTCAATCAAAACATCCTCAGAGAGTTTATTCGTCAAACCTCCTTCAATGAAAACCTTTTCCATCGCAATCGCTTTTGCATACATTGGATCTTCTGGCTTATATTTTTTTGAAACAACCTTTCTCAAAACATCAGTTTCATCAAGATTCATTCCCCCAACAACATTGCCAAGTTTCATGGCCTGTTCCTGAAAAACTAAGTGACCATAAGTTTCTTCCAATACCTGCTTTATCAAAGGATGCTTATACGTTACTTTTTTAGGATTGTTTTTAGAGTCAACATATTTTTTATGAACGTTCGCGCCCATCGGCCCAGGGCGATAGATAGAAGTCAAAGCAGCAATATCAACAACGCTAGTCGGCTTTGCTTCCGTAAAGAAGCGCTGAGTGTCTCTTTGAGAACATTGAAAAATTCCTGCATAATTTCCGTTATGGTAAATGTGCTCATACACCTTTTGATCATCTAAATCAATAACGTTTGGATGTAAATGATCTTTGTACCATTTCTTTATGTCAGCAAACGTTGGGTTTGGAACTCCCTCATGCCTTTGAAGAATTAAAGATATGCACATTTCAATAATCTTTAATGTTTCAAGGCCAAGAAGATCAAACTTGACCCAGCCGAGAGGCTCCAAATAATCCTTGGTCCATGGAGTCTGCTTAACATTCTTAGAAACGATTACAGGCATTCTATCAACAATGTTCTCTGAAAGGATAATGCCTCCAGCATGACGAGACATGGCCCGCTGCTCGCCCATTAGCTCCTGAATATGCTCTCCAACCTTTGGGTATTTTTCAATAAAATCTGCAAACTTCAAAGAATATTTCATCGCTTCTTCAAAGTTGAATTTCAATTCAGTTTTATCGATGGGAGGATCTTCTTTTTTACCTCCAGCAACAATATCTTTATCAACAAACCTAACCGCATCATTTACTTCAGCATATTCTATTCCATAAAACTTTGAAATATCTTTTGCCAATGTCTTTAGGCTCATTGTATTTATATTGGAGATAGCAATAACATTCTCTTCTCCAAATTCTTTCATGAGAATTTTTCTCAATCGATCTCTATCAGAAAAATCGGAATCAATATCAGGCAACTCCGATCTATTCTTTGAAAGGAATCTGGAAAACAATAACCCATATTTGATTGGGTCAATCCCTGTTATGTCAAGAACATAGCAAACCAAAGATCCAGCAGCACTATTATGAACAACATAGTTTGATGTGCAATAACTGCTGTGTCCATCACCAATGCTTAGATCATAAACTTTTGTGTTTACATTTTTCTTTAACTCTTTTGAAAGAATTTTTACAAAATATCCTTCATCAACAAATCTTATATTATGAGACTCTTTCATTGATCTGTTAATTTGAAATCTTATTTTATAAGATTTTTTACAAATATATTTTTCTCTCAAAAATTCTTCTCTAGCCACAATGGACGAAGGGATTTTCAAATAAAGAAGGGCTCTTTTTAAATCTAAAATTAATTGATTGCTTGTAGAGTCGATACTAATTCTACCATCGGATGCTCTGTGTCCGTCAGAATCAATAATGCCATCTAAAAGGTTAGATATTTTTTCATTTGAAAATCCAAAAAATAATTCTGGTATGTACTTTGTACATGATGACTGCTTATATTTTGGAAATAGATAATCAAAAAATTTTACAATTGTTTGATTATAGACAATTAATTGTGTAAGTTTTTTCTCTTTAGAATGCAATTCTTTCGGCCGAAATCCGAATTTCATTAAGTAATTTTTAATTTTTTCAATCCCCGATCTATCATCAGAATGAAATGCGATTCCAAATTTATAATTTCTATTTCCTTTAATAATCCATCCATCTCCGATCCACCTTCCAACAAGATATGCAAAGTCATTGTCAAATGGTATATAAGAACTAATCTTTTTTAAATCTTTTTTTAGTTTCCAATTTTCAATTGTACAATCATTGTTTTTTAAGAATTGATTAAGCTTTTCAACGCATTTTTCATGTCTTTTATTTTTCTTTTTAGGGACAATACCAGATCGAATGAATTTCAAAGAACCTCTTGAAATTCCTGTTTCTTTATTAAGATTTCTTATTGAGAAAATATTATTTTTACTAATAGAAGGCTCAAAGAAGAATCCTTCACAAGTTTGATTTAAATCTTTTGACAATGATTGCAAATCAAACTTATAATCATCAGCAATCTTAGGCTCTTCTTTTTTAGGGAATGGCATATAAAGCCAATCTCCAATATCAAATTCTTCAGCTTTCATCCAAGTCTTTTGAGGAGTAAATGTTTTATATTTTTTTCTTGATTTTTTTGTTATTTCAGACCATGAATCATAGCCATCTACAAGAATCGACTTTGAACCACAAAGCTTATGATCTTTTGTTAATGTAATTTTATCATAAGAATAAGATGTTTTAAACTCTAATAGGTCTTCATTTACATCATAACTAGATGTTTTTATTACTGTACTTTTTTTCCCATTTACATCATAAATCTGCTCTCCAACCGAGATATCAGAAAGGTTCTTATAACCATTAGAAGTAAGGACTTTAGAATTACCAGTTAGACAACCACGCCCGAAACCCACAAGCATGTGCTCATGTGCAATGTCTGTAATCGCTTTCATCGTCAAGAAATATTTTGCAAATTTCTTATCCTTGATCATTTGAAGCTCTTCCTTCAGTCGATCAACATATTCTTTATTGTTGTCAAGTCCCTTTTCTTTTAATCCTTCAACACAAAGTCGAGCAAGAGCCTGCATCGGCTTCTCTCCTTTTGGAACTGTATAACTTGGAAGTTTTACCTTTTTGTCTGGATCGATCTCTTCAATCATTTCATGAGCAACTTCATGGGACCTTTCAATCGCATCTTTTATGATTTCATCTTTTCCTTGGTAGAAATCATATTTGTCACGATGAACAAGATATTCGTCCCACATTTGTTCGGCATTCTTTGGAAATAATTCGCATTTTAGATCTTCAACGCTTTGTGGCAACGGATCGTCGTCATAGCCTTTACCCGGTCTCAGTCTTCTATAAAGCTCACGAGCTTTCCATTTGTCATACCCAGGATAGTGACTATCCGCCGTTGAAATAAGCTTTATTCCTGTTTGTTCTGCTGCTCGCATCAAAAGATAATTGATGGCATGTTGACATGGAATCTTATTGAACTGTAATTCAAGAAAGAAATTCTCTTCACCAACAGACTCAACAAACTTGTCAATCACATTCATGATTCTAGGCATTATGATGCCTTCTCTGCTTTTTACAATGTCTGGTGTTATGTCGTCCGCATCAATGTCAGCACATGCATCAAACATCTCGTAAGCCATTGGTCCACCAAGACAGGCAGTTGTTGCAATAAGGTTTCCTTTGGCTTTTTTTGCAAGCTGATGAAAATCTATTCTTGGAAAGTAATATTGGCCTTCAGAATACCCAAAAGAAACCAATGAAAATAAAGCTTCTAAACCTTCATTGTTTTTGGGAAGAATGACTGTATGATGCCTTCTTCTTAATGGATTTCTCCACTTTTGGCTTTTTGTTGTACTTTCATCTTCAACAGTTATTGTTGTTCCTTCATCGTCGTCAGCAATGGGAGATTCTTTTTGATTCTTTTTTTCTTCCGCAAGATTAAGCTTTAACTTTTCCCACTCTCCAAGATCTGGATATAGGTAAAATTCGACGCCAGGAATATATTTGAAATCTCGACCTTTCTTTTTTAATTCTTGAGAATATTTGTATGCCTCTGCAAAGCTGTTGGCATGACCATGCTCGGTGATAGCCATTCCGTCTCCACCGTTCTTTAAAATAAAATCAAAATGCTCTTTTGATTTTCCAAGTCCATCAAATACACTTAACTCGCCCCAGTATGTGCGTGAAGTCCAAAAAACTTCTTTGGCGTTGCACATACCGGGGCATTTTTCCTTTTGTTGTTCATTATTTTCCTTCCCAATTTAAAATTGTTTTTTTATACATTCTTGATAATTGACGATATTCTTTTTCGTAAATTATATATAAATTTATATGTGGATATATTTCTTTAAATTCTTTTAATTTTTTTTCAAAAGACTTTTCTACTTTTCCTTTAATTTCAAAAAAATCATCTCCAACCTTAAAATCTGGCGTGTAAGAGCCATTAATTTTCAGATTAAATGAAATTGGTTCGTACTCCCATATTTTGTTTTGGAATTTTAATAACCTTGCATAATTTGCTTCCCATCCACTTCTAAAATACATTCCAAGATCTTTTCGAAATCCACCGTTTGCAGAAGTGTACAAACTTTCTTTTTTTGTCCTTAGCCTTTTTTGGGCAGATATTGACATTTTGTTACGAGTTTCTTGAGAGTATTTTCTATTTGAAAACATTTCTGAAAACATTTGTTTATAGAAAGGTGTTTTCATAAAATGTACATCTCCATATTTTTTTAAACATGTAGCTTCTACTTTTCTTTTTAGTTCACCAGATTCATTCATTTTTTTTGTTCTTTCAATAAATTTTTTAATTACATCTGGTGTGTTTGGATTCCATCCATTTTTGTATTTTTGCTTTAATGTTTTAGATAATTTTTTGTTTTGCTCAAACGTTCTTTTGTATGATCCTTTTTCTTTTCTTATTTTTACTCCAAGTTCATACGAACATTTTTTAGAACATGTTCTAGACATATTTCTTTTAGAATCGTCAATAAAAAAATATAGGCAATTTTCACATTTTTTATTTCTACTTTTCATCACTTGTATGGCTATTCAATTTAAAAGTGCTGCGGCCCGTGTGAGCATGTAATCCAAAAAACTTCTTCGGCAAATTCATCTTGGTACATCATAGCATATACTTTTGCCATTTTGAAGCCCATGATCGACAAACCTTCTTTAGTCCCTCAATTAAAGAAGGTTTTGTTTGGGCAGAAATTTCACAATTTGATTCAAAAGAAATAACAATGTCAATTATGTCATTGTTTCTTTTTGACCATTTATTAATCTTGATTCCATCAAGTCTAAATAACTTTACAAGACAACCTAGGTTGTCAAGCATTTTAATTTCAAAATATTCATGCCTACCTTCGAACCTTTTATATGTTGGCCATTCGTTTTTTAATAAACTATAAACATATTGTGCGCCATTTGGCGAAATAGAATCATTGATCCTTATTGGAATATTTAGATGTTTCGAGCCGCTATCAAGTTCTGTCTCAAAGTATTTTGAAAAACCTGATTTAGTATTTTCAATCAAAAATGCATCAATGCCATTAGCTGACAAAAGGCATCGACGAGAATGTGGGCCGCATTCGAAATGGGGTGTCAACATATCACTGACATCAATAAATTTATTGCTCATGTAGTCCCTTAAGTTTTTGAACCTCATTTACCAATTCAATTAGAATGCCAATCATAGGATGATTCTTGCTTTCATCTTCATAAACAACAAGATTCTTTCCATTAAAAGAAATATTTTTTGTGGCCAAGCTTCCCTTGTTTCCCTTAGCCCTTTCTTCCGCTTCTTTTCCAAATACAGGATTATTCTTTATTGGATTGCTTCCTTTTTTGTCTCTCAATTCGCTTTCGAGAAAGATAACAACCTTTAATCCAAGCTCCTTGGCTTCATTAATCATATTAGATGTTCCGCGGCTTTTGCCGTCCCAAATAGCAACTAAAGCATCAGCGTATTTAGCCATCTGTGCATTTCTAATGGGTCCGGCAGACTTTCCATAAGTCTCCCAGTCAGCAGGGAAAGACTTGATAGAAATATTGTTTTCAGACGCCCAACGTTCACCAAGAGAGTCTACTCCTTTTGCTTTTCCTGAAACAATTTCGCTTACTTCCCATGGAATACGATTCATGGCCTCTTTTACGAGGCCATAATCTACAATATCGCGGCTTCCTGCAATTATTGTTTTCATTCAGTAATAAAGCCAGTCTCAGATTTTTCTTGATGTTTCTGTGCCTCGGCCGCAAGCTTCTGTGCTGCTTCCATTAGCTTTTCCATTCCATCTTTATGGGATTTGACATAACTTTGTGCCAATTCTAATTTCCCAGGAACAAGCTCCGAAGGAGCAAGCTTAATCATTCTGAAATGATCTGAAATATCTGTTCCTGTTACCATTGCTAACTGTATAAGCTGAACAATGTTTGCGATTACGTTATCACTAAGATTATATTCTGTCATATTGGCTCCGTTTCAAGAGTATAGCATATTTTACAATCAATATATTCCCTAATCTTGTTCAGCTTCTTGTTCTTCTTTCTGCTCATCTTCAATCTTCATAAACTCGCTATTGAATGAATCCATAATGTCTGGGTATGCTGAGCTTACGTCGGACACATAATTTAAAAATTCAGAAAACCTATCAGCATCACCAGAAGAGCCTTCGTCATCTTCTATTTTGACAATCCACCCATAACCATTTGTGTTATCAGTTTCATGTATGTCACTCCAGTTATTTAAATTTATTACTCCGTTTGCTCCAAGATTTATTGCTTTTATAAGTCTTTTTGCGTCGTTTCCTTTTGTTCCGACAATTATAACTTCATCATTTGGAAATGGCAGGAACATTGAAGCTGACCAAATAACATGTGCATCATCCCCTTCTCCGTCAATCTCCCAATTTACATCAATATTTTCATTGAAACTTTTGGAGATCCGATCAAAATAATTTTGGGCTTCTTGTTCAACTTGCTCCTCAAATGTTATCTGATCTTCATTTTCAAGCCTGACATAGCCACTATATTCGTTTTCAACTTTAAAAAATTTATTTAATAACACGCTAGCTGGCGTGTCTTGATAAAAGCCACCAGCTAACGAAATTTCATCTTGGTCAGGAAATATAAGGTCACCATCTTCGTCGACGAAATTTTCAATTTGCTTTTCGTGACACCAATTGAATGTATCTTCTACGATTTTATCATATCCAACATCTATACCATATACATCTTTTTCTGGAATTGCAATTTCTACTTCTTCGTTATCCTTATCAACCATAATAAAGTTTCTTAATCTAATTCTTGCTATTGGATTAATCCCTTTTATTTTTCTAGCTTTGTCTGTAAAAATTTCCTTTTCATTTAAGTCTACATTGCTAATGTCTTGATTTTTTACAACAAAAACAACAGCGCCACCAGATTTTGTTTCTTCAATTGCACAATCCCAATATTTCCCCGCTTTACGCCCTTCCATTCGGGGAGAATGACAATTTTGAATATGTTTAAAATCTGACATTCTCAAAACATCAATTGGAGCCCTAGAGAATAATAAAGAATATCCACTGCCAATATTATTATATTCTAAATTTAAAGAATTCCAAAAATCATAATCCATAATATTGTCAATAAAATCTTTTGTAAATCCTGTATCTAACAAATATTTTTCTTTATCGGCAACCTTTGCATATTCTAAAGAAATTGCTTCAATCGGATCAGAATATTGTTCTTTATACATATTAAAAGATTTTAATATTTTATCTTCTGACTTTAAAATTTTTGAAATTTCATTTTTATGTTTTTGGGAATTTCTATTCAATACTTTTCCAATTTTGATCTTCTTTTCTACTGGGCCTCTTTCCCTTGTTTCAACACTATAAGAAAGAGTTGAGTCTTCTAGATTTACACTGTATCCCTCTTCCTCTAAAGCTTTTTTTAATTCAATTTCTGTTTCGCTGACATATGGAACAAGAAATCTTAACCTTCCATCAAACAGTTTTTCAAAAGGCAACAAACCTTTATTTACAATATCATTTTGAATCTTATGAAAGTCAGTAAATTCAATTTCCTTTAATAATTCCCGAATAAAGATTTCTAATAGATTCATATAGTGTAATTATGTTATTTTTGTTCAAATTTTCTCAAATTTACAAAACACATGAAAACATTCGTCATTTTCACCTTTTAGCGGATCTGAGCATTCAACCATTTTATATAAAGAATTGTCAATTGCTGGGAAACAAGTATCTCCTTCGAGAGCTTCCAAAACAAATGTTAATAACAATTCATCAGCAAAATCCATAAATTTTGTATATATACCATTTCCTCCAATAACCATTAAATTTTCAACGCTATTGTCTTTTGCAATTTGAATGGCTTCATCAATTGAATTAGCAACAAAAAAGCCGTCAGCTTTATATTTTTGGCTTGTAATTACAATATTAATTCTATTTGGTAATGGCCTTCCAATGCTCTCATAAGTTTTACGACCCATAACAACGGCTTTCCCTGTTGTTAGTTCTTTAAACTTTTTCATGTCGGAAGGCAATTTCCAAGGAATTTGGTTATTTTTTCCAATTACATGATTTCCTGGTGTCATTGCAGCTATAAGTGATATTTTCATAATATTTATTCCTATGAATGATACAATAATAAGAAGTCTTATTCGTGAAATGATTGAATCAGAAAATTCTTGATGAGTTTGCTGAATCAATTGAAATAAACGAAGAAGAAAAAAGTCCTTTAAACAAGCCAATAAGAACGTCTGGCGAGTCAAAAAAATTCAAGGTTTATGTCAAAGATCCTTCTTCTGGAAATATCAAGACCGTTCGTTTTGGAGATCCAAACATGGAAATAAAAAGAGATGATCCAGGTCGGAGGAAAAACTTCAGGGCCAGACACAATTGTGAGAACCCTGGCCCAAAAACAAAAGCTCGGTATTGGAGCTGTTATCAGTGGAGAAAGAGTTCCAAGGTTAAAGGTTAATACTTTTCATTAGGCCAAGGCTTTTCACGAGCATAGTAATCTACAGAATATTCAGGCTCTACTTCATAGAGCACATGTTTTCCTTCAACTCGAACCACAACATCAACACATGACGGCTCCTCTCCTTCATCATTTTTCTCCGCAAAAATCGCAGCGGCTTCATCAGGTTCCCATGCATAAATTTGGGAATATTCATCTTCGTCATCTTTCAACTCTGCCAAACAAACATCCCAACAAGGAGGACATTTATGATTTGTAAAAATAAAATTGCCGCATGTTTTGCAGTAGTTCATGTTCATATGTTATAAAATTTTGAGAAGAATTGCAACAAAAAATTTTCAAATAATTTTGGCAAAAAAGAAAAAATCTTTTCCTCTTGTTGTTCCGTTTCTTTTTTCATATTTTATAACTTCAAACATTTCTTTTTTTGAATTTAGTTCAGATTGTATATCTTGAATATTTCTGTTTTCGTTTGCCATAAAATCAAAAACAGTAGGATCTTTTTTATTTGGCTCTTTCTGTTCCGGCAAAGCCGCAAAAAAACCTATTTTTGCCACATTGTAAACATTGTCAAGAACCTTATAAACATCATATGAATGCTCCAATGAATGACTCATATACACAAAGTCAAAAGACTTATCAGTAAATAAAGAGTTTAAGTTATGCATATCGCATATAGTAATTTTCTTTTCTTTGCCTTGAAAAAGATCAATTCCAACAGCTTCAAATCCACTGGTTTCAAAATCTTCAATTTCTGAAGAATGGCGACATCCAATGCATAAAATATTTTTAATTTTAGGAAATAAAATTTTAATATTTGCAATATCAGATAGTCTTTCCTTTTTTGCTTTTATTGTTCTTTCTCTTGTTCTTTGGTGTTGATTTTGTTCGTTAAGGTATTGATCATAAGATTTATAAGAATATATTTTCATTTTTCATTTATCCACAAAGAGCATATCCGCATGATAAACATGTCAGGCATCCTTCTTGGTATGCCATTTCTGGGCTTCCGCAACTTTCACAAGCCCTATCTCGTTTAACTCCATCAATAATATATTTTTTCAGAACTCTTGCCATTACTTTTGAAAAACTAAACATATTTGCCTCACGATCTCTAAGCAATTGCTCAACAATATAAACAATAGGAGCACCGTGACGCATTGACAAAGAAAGAAGCCTTGTAAAAGAAGAATAGTCAGGATTGTCAAATACCTTAACAATATCTTTTATTCTTAGTTCATCTTCTCCCTCTCCTAAACAAAGATCGTATTTTCCACCAGACTTCATTGATCTTTTCATAATTCTTCCTTCTTTGTATTTTTTTGGTATTTCAATAGTATCAGACAATCCTCCAAAAATTTCAAATGGATCTCCGTTCAAAAGTCCAACAAAAATAATCCACTCTTCTCCTTTAATCGTTGCCCGATGAATATCACAAGAAAGACTATTTGGTCTTTTTGGAGCACTTCTATATTCAACAAACTCAGGAAGTTCTGGGTTTATTTCTTTTATCAAAATAATTTTTTTGTCTATTTTCTTAATCATTGAAATGATAACTCCTTTATGAGATCAGCCAATTTGGTATTTTTGCCATTGTACTCAACTATATCGTCTTCCTTCAATAAGGCAGAATTCCCATCTTCAGTAATCACTTCATATTTTTTCTTGGTTTCTTTCTTGGTTATTAAAACTCCAGTTCTAGAGTTGTCCCTATAAACGGTAACTCCCTTGCATCCACTTTTCCATCCAGTCATATAAATTTGTTTTACAACTTCAATAGGAGTATCTTCAGGAATATTTGTTGTATTACTTATTGCGTGACAAACCCACTTTTGTGCAGCAGCTTGCATTTTTACTTTGTTTACCCAATCAATTTCGTTTGCTGTGGATTTATAATATGGGGATTTTTCTACGTCTTTTTCACCAGATACTTCCATCCATTTTGCATAGCCATGATGATAAACTTTATATTCAACCCACCGATCTCCAACTGAATCAATGAAATCTGGGGTTCCTTCCTCATTGTGCATCATTTTTCTACGACGACCATATTCAAGAGAATATACCGGCTCAAATCCAGATGTTGTTTGGGTTTCACAAGATACAGAGCCTGCCGGTGCCGTTGTAATGTTGGCAATATTTCTTCTTCCGAATTTTTTATATTTTTTTACAACAGACTGAGGCAAGCTTTTAAGAATTCTAGAAATAAATGGATGATTCATTTCTTTTTCGACATTACAAACAGCAAATGCACCTCTTTCTTCTGCCATTTCAATTGAAGAAGTATAACTTGCTAAACAAAGGTGTCTATAAAATTCTTCAACAGTTTCAATGCTTTGATCAGAACCATAACGAATTCCAAGAGCGGCTAAGGCGTCGCCTACTGCTGTAACTCCTAGTCCTGTTCGCCTTCCATTTAAACAAGTTGTTCTTATTTTGTTCCAAAGTTCTAATTCTGGCCTTTTGATATGATCTGGCTCTGGATCTTTTTTAATTTTATTGATTATGCTATCAATCTTTTCAACCTCAAGATCAATCATATCATCCATTAATCTTTGGGCTTTTTTACAAACAGATTTATATAGCTCTAGATTGAAAAATGCTTCTTTTGTAAATGGATTGCTAACAAAAGACAAAAGATTTACCAAAAGAAGTCTGCAAGAATCATACATACTAAGAATGAGTTCGGCACAAGGATTTGTGCTAACTGATCCAAATCCTTCTAGTTCATAAATATCAGAAGGTGTCATTCTTTTTGCAGTATCCCAAAACAGTAATCCTGGTTCCGCAGATGCATGGGCATTTTCAATAATCAAATCCCATAATTCTCTTGCAGAATGCATTTTTGTAATTTCAGGAGTTTTACTATCAACTGGCCAACGCATTTCAAAATCTTCATCGTTTTCAACAGCCTGCATAAATTCATCAGATATTCTTATGCTAATATTGGCACCAGTTACTTTATTGAGGTTTCTCTTTATATTTACAAATGTAAAAATCTCAGGATGGTGAACTGAGATTGTGAGCATAAGAGCACCTCTTCGGCCGCTTTGTGCAACTTCTCGTGTTGAATTGCTATATCTTTCCATGAAAATTCCAATGCCATCAGTTGTTTTTGCTGCATTGTTTGTTCTCATTCCTCTTGGTCGAATAGTTGATATGTCAAAACCAACTCCACCACGCCTTTTTGAAATTTGAACAAGTTCTTCATCGGTTCTTAAAATTCCACCATAAGAATCATATGGCGATTCTATTACAAAACAATTTGAAATTGATTGAATTTGAAAATCATTTCCAATTCCGCTCATTGGAGAGCCTTGAGGAATGATGTATTTAAATCCCGCAAGAAGATTAAAGATTTCATCTTCTGACATCGGATTGGAATATTTTGCTTCAATTCTAGCAAATTCTTTTGCTAAGCGTTTATGCATATCATCTGGTGTTTGTTCGTAATACTTGTCTCCTTTTGAGAGAGCATATTTTTTTACAAAGACATCAGCAGCCAATTCGTCGCCATTGAAGTATTTTATTGATTTTTCTAAAGCTTGTTCGCGTGTACAGAATTCCATTATTACAACCTTAATTTATACAAAAGTTACGATTATCATCGATTTATTTATCAGTTTATGTTTGTCGGTAAAAGATAACTATCCCTTCCGTTTGCTTAAAAATCCTTCAATTTTTTTCCAATTCTTGACTTTAGATCATCTTCCCTGTCTTTGTCGTTTTGAACAAGATTTCCAAAATCTTCTTCTGAAATAACTTTGAACCGTGATGTTGTTTTGTCTATTTTCATTGGAAGAATGTCTCCATCACGACCATTTCTATTCTTGGCAGTGAATCCACGAATGGCACCAGATGCCTTTTGATCCGGCCGGCAGGCGCCTGTAAATACAAAATCTGGCACGTCCAGCTTTCGAAAGCTTTCGCTCATGTTTTCTCCTGTAACAATTTCAGCAGATGAGCCTTCTTTGTTACTTTGAGAAGCACTCCAAACCGCAAACTTTGGAGACATTTCTCTACCCAAGTTTCTAAGATCTCGATAAATGGCCTTGAACTCGTGCCTAGATGCTGCTGTATCAAATTTCTTGATAGAGTTCATTTCGTCAGCATAATCAACAATGACAAGATCTGGGTAGAAGTTCTTTTTTGTCATTAATTTTTGAATATGTGCTCTAAATGTGTTTGTTGTTACACTAGAGCTTGGATATTCTTTAATTATTAACCTTCCAAGACCTTCACTATTTTCTTGATACCATTTATTTACATTATCTCTATTTCTTGTAATGTCTCGGTTATTGATTCCTGTAAACCAGCCATCGTAACGACGACCAACTTCAGCTTCACCCATTTCCAATGTATAATGAAGAACGTTAAATCCTGCCTTTAATGCTGCGGCGCCAACCTGCACAAGCCAGTGGCTTTTTCCAACAGATGGAGCGGCAACAAAGATTCCAAGCTCTCCGCGGCCTAAGCCGCCATTTAGAACGTCAGGATGGTCAAGGTTTGCAATCCCTGTAGGAATTGGACTTCTTTGAATATCTGTAAATCTTGCTTCACGATCCTCTTCGAAGTCATGGCCATAAGACGACTCCTCTCCAGCAATTAATGCCTTTTTCATTATCTCAAGAACTTCACCATATTCATTTTCTATGATTAATTCTGTTGACTTATACAAGGCTTCTTTCATTGCTTGCTTTTTGCAGAAGTCTAACGCCTTTTCTTTTACATAGGGATGGTCTCTTAGATCAGGCTCTTTCTTTGTTTTCTTAAGTAATGAAATTATTTTTGTTAATAATATTTCATCAGCACCTACTCCGCTTTTTAGATTGTCTTTTAGAAGACTAGCAAGAATAGCGATTGTTGGGAAAGTGCTCCATTTATTGTAATAATCATAATAACGCTTTACAAGATATTGAAAATGTTCAAGATCAAAATATTCAACTCTTATGATCTCATGCATTTGCTCAGCCCAAGCAAAGTCAATCAAAAGAGCCTGAATTACTCTTTCTTGGAAATCTTCTCCATAGTCAGCGAATGATGGTAAATGTTGTACGCTATCTTTTAATGCTGTTGCTGTATTTGTCATAATGTTTATTTTCTAATAGTTCAAACTAGGCACTATGAACAAGAAAATAAAAACAATTGCATATGTTTTCAACGTCTATTCCTTCGAGTTCAAGTTCTAAATAAGTCTTCCAAAATTTGATCTTATTATATTGAGGTTTGAACTCATTTACAATTCGATTAATATCTTGAATCTGATCAATAGAAAGAAGCTTGTTATCCAAGTTCATTAACTGAATGTTTCGTAGTACCAGATCTTCGCTGTTTGCTATATTCTGCCACATCACTAAGGGCTTTTTATCCTCTAAAACGTGTCTTTTTGCCTCTTCTAAAATTTGCTCTGCCGAAACTTTATCTTTATTTAAAGCAATCTTTTTTGATAAAGTTTTAAATCCTAATCGCTCTACTCCTGGGATGTTGTCACTAGCATCTCCGTTGAATGCTTTTGCAACCACAAAATTCTCAGGAGTGATATTGTATTCTTCAATCACATCTTTTTCTTTTATAAATTTCTTTTTAGAAGGATTCCATATCTTTGTATTTTCATCCAAAAGCTGATAAAAATCTTTATCATTAGAAACAATAATTTTCTCTTCGTCTGGGAACTTTGATTTCGAAAGATATGCAATCACGTCGTCTGCTTCACAATTTTCAACATGAATTTGAGTAACTGGCAAATGCTGAAAAAGCTTTATCAATAATTGCTTTTGCGCAATCTCGTTATCTTTTGTGTCAGGAATTGCGTCGTCATATGCTCTATTGGTCCTCATGGGCCGTGACCTTTGTTTATATTCGGGATAGAGCTTCAACCTCTTGGGGCTTCCACCTGTCTCCCAAACGATATAAACTTTTGATGGAGAGAGTTTTTTCACTAAAGAAGCCAGAGACTTTAAGTATCCTATCGTTCCTCCAATAGCATTTCCATTTCTGTCCATTTGTGGGTTCGCCATATAATTGCGAACAAACAAATTCATTGAATCAACAAGCATTATTGGTCTCATTCAACCTCCTCATTTGGAAAAAAATGCCAAACAACACTTTCAGATTCAACAATGTGGCCCCAATTAAAATTTTCAGCCTTATCTTTAAAAAATTGTTTTGCTTCTTCAAAGTCTTCAAAAGAATTTTGAAAGTCACTCCAACCGCCAAATGGATAATAATTGTATCCAGCAAACACTAAATATTTTTTCATTCAGCCAATTCCTTTTCCAATTTTGCAAGCTTCTTTTTTAATTTCTCTTTCTCTTTCTCTTTCTCTTGAAGTTCCCAAATTTTCATTTTCTCTTTATATTCTTCCATTTTCTCTTTATATTCTTCCATTTCTTGCTTGTGGGCATCTATCTTTTTTTTGTATAATGGAAGTTTTTTATTGTATTTTTCCATTTCCCAATCGAAATCTTTATTTTCAATTTCTTCTAAATAATATATTTGAAAATATCTATATGAATCATTTCTCCAATCTTGGCTTGATTCGCTATAGGATTTTATAAAAACTTTATCGAGAGAAATTCCTTTAGGAATCTTTTCAATAATTTTTTGAAAAGAAATTTCAATGTCATCATTGTCATACAAATATTGAGAAACTTCCCTTGTTTTAGAAGGGGCATTCATAATATATGGTTTGCAAGGCATTTTTGGTTCTCTTGGTTTTTTGATCATATATTTACCTTCCAGATGAGCCAAATCCTTTTTCTCCGCGATCTGTTTCATCTTGACTATTTCTAAATTCAAAACTAACATGATGATTGGAAGTATTTGCTAAAACTGGGCGTATTACAAGCTGTGCAATCTTGTCACCCTTTTTTACATGATAAGTTTCTCCTGACATATTAACAAGACAAACCGAAATTGAACCTCGATAACTAGGATCTATTTCTCCTCCAATAGGAAATATTGTCTTTAAAGCGAGACCAGACCTTCCTTCAATTTTTGTCTCTAAACTCCATCGATCATCATATGCATTATTTCCAAATGGAATGATCATGTCGAGTCTTGTAGGGTAATGAGGATTAGAAGAAAACCCTATTCCTGTGTCAATTTTTCCTGAGCTAAGATTTGGTATTTCAACATCTTGTACAGAATAAATGTCAAATCCAATATCGTCTTTGTTTTGAGTTGGAAGAATTGCATCTTCATGAAACTTTACAATGCCTAGCTTTGTTAAATACTTCATTATTCAACATCTCCCATTATGTTTTCTTCAGTATCTGAAATGCCATCAATTTCTGGATCGTATTCATTTGCTTCTTTGTTATTTCTTTGCATCTTCTTTGACATGATGCTATCGAAACATGCTTGAGTTATGTCACGATGCTTATCCATCAAATATTCTTCGGTATCATTCTTTCTAAATTTGATTTTTTCAATTTCTTCGCCAGTCATGGCGTCGCATACGTCAATTCTTCGCCAAGCACCTGAAGAAAATTGATATATTTTTCCATTAACGCTTATTTCCTTTTCACTGTTCAACATATCCCAAATTGCTGAATGTTCTTTGATTCCAACTCCAAAAATAATATCAAATTCAGCAGAACGAAAAGGTGCTGCTACCTTGTTTTTATGAGTTCTGGCTCGAACTCTAATTCCACAAGGCATGATTCCATTTGCATATGCAACTTTCTTTTCCATTTCGTCAGGATAAACATCTGTTACTTTTGTAAGACCAAGCCGAATAGACGAACCATACTTGATCATCTTTCCTCCTTTTGTCTCTTTTTTCTTGGAATCATATTTCATCGCATTCAAAATATCATATTCTTGGTTTACAAGAACAAATAATGCTGAAGCCTCATTGATTGCTGGCATGATTTTTCGAAGTCCAAACGTAATCTGTTTGGCGTTAAGTCCTGGTCTTTGAATGTCGTCAAAGCTCATGTCTCTTTCAATTCTAGAACCTATTCCACCAATAGAGTCCCAAAAAACTGCAATTGGAATAGAAGGACCCAATGTGGCTACTTCTTTCAAAAATTCTTCAGCCGCTTCAAAAGCTCCTTCTATCGAATCTGCCGTGGCATAAATAAGCCCACTTCCAACATTAATTCCAAGAGCTTCAAGGTTTGGAACAGAGGTTGCCAACTCTGTATCAATATACAAAGAAATTCCACCATTATCTTGAACCCATTTTGCTATTTGATAACAAATATGAGATTTTCCAATTGATTCTGCTCCAAAAATTTCAACAAGCCGACCACCAGGAAGACCTTTGTTTTCTGCTCCACAAATCCAATCAATTGTCATAGAGCGAGTAGAAAACCAACGTTTAATCTTCGCTGGATCTTCTTGATCCTCTCCGAGATTATAAAACAATTTGCCCTTTTTACCAAGCTTTGCATTTAGATTCTCAATCATTTTATTTGTAAAATCTTTAATGTCAATTTCTTTAATTTCTTTATCTTTTTTTGCCATAAGTCTCCTTTGTCTCTTAATAAAAAAAGGAAAGGCACAAGCTCCTTTCCTTTTGTTTTGACAAGTATATTACTTGTCATCGATGGTTTATATCGAATTACTCATCATCATCGTCATCGTCATCGTCATTCATGAAATCATCAAGCTCTTTGAGTGCATCCTCTTTGCTCAATGGCTCCTGTTCTTTCTTTTTACGTGGCGGTGCTTTCTTTGGAGCCTTTTCCGCCTTTTCGGACTTAGCCGCTTCTGTACCTTCACTTTCATCAACCTCAGCAGGTTTTGAAGTGTTCTCCGCCCACATAAGAAGAATCTTCTTTAGTGAATCATAGTCATGACGCTGATACTTTAAAGCTTCATCCAGATCTGGAATGTTGCTTAGCCACTCTTTGATTTTGGCTGGATCTTCTGACAATGGAGCCTTGTCAAAGTCAGGATCAATATTTCCAATTTTCTTATTCATTGGAAACTTTTTATTTGGATCTTCTACAACGGGAACCGTTATCCATCTGCAATTTTCTGGGTCGTTTAGGACTCCATATTTCTCATGCTTCATGAACAGCTCAACAAGTCGTTCATAAACTTTCTTAGAAGAAAATTTCCACAAACGTGGACCTAGACTTTCTTCTCCCTTTACGATAACAGGAATATAAGCAGTCTGTGATGCAAACAATAGTTTTGCATCTTCTTGATCCTGCTTTGCCTCTTTCTCTTCTTTTCCTTCTTTACTCCAAAGCTTACGAATCAATTCTTCTACGGGATCGTCTTCTCCGAACTGCTTGAGTGTCAATGGAGCTTGAATAAATCTACCATTTTCATCTTTTAAGCTAAATCCCTTTTCGTCTTTCATATTTCCAAGAGTGTAATAAAACCATCTTTCTTCAAATGGATAATCGCTTTCAGGTCCCCAAGGCAAAAGATATACTTGATATTCATGTTCCTTTTCTCCCTTTGGAAGTTGTGGCGTCCAGAAAATAGATGCTCTTGTTGATGTTGTTTTTTCGCCCTTAAGTTGGGCAACTTTATTTTTCAATCTGTTTAGGTCTAATTTTTTCATAATTGTTCTTATTATCCTCCAAGCCTTTGCTTGTTTGTGAGTTCTTAAAAGTGTACCTTGGTCTTTCGTTCTTGGTGACCTTTCAAGTACATCTATTTTATACCATCTAATGGCATCTTTGTTGCAAAAGTTGTGCCGAAAATTCATCAATGATTTCAACAACTTATAAAATAGTTTAATTAAAATTTAATGAGTAATTTCAACAACTTACAGAGCTAAAATTGAGGGCAAACAAATGGGTGATGAGAAGTCTTTTGAGCGCGAATTTTTCCACTTTCAAGATATTGCCAGTTCCATTTGGGAGCCAATCCGTTTAGTTCTGGCTCTTTACTTCCCCATATAACAGCTTTTTGATTATATTTTTTTCCAAGATCCATTAGTTGAGATTTGGAAATGTTTGGAATCAAATATCCAGTTTCTCCATAATAAAATGTTGGAAAATGTTCAAATCCCATCTCCTTTATGTCAGATAAAAGCTGATTATTTGCTGCATTGTTATATTCTTCTTCAGAAGGGGCTTTTTGTGGATTTTGTCCAGATATCATTCCAATGCATTGCATTTTTTGATCAACAAACTCTAATAGAGTTGCACGTATAAATTCTCTTAACATATATTATATCTTTATTTCCTGATATCTTCTTGTCCAGTGACTTCCCAAATCAATATTAGCACCACTTCTTACTCTTTGAATGTCCAAATAAGCTTCATTTGTATAATCATAAAGCTTTTCAATTGTCTTTTCAGCTTTTTTGCTTCTTCCGATTTCCATTAATGATTTTCTTAGATCTGTTATGGTTTCTTTCTTTGCATGCTTTGCGGCAGTTCTTTCATTTAAACCAGCAGCAATCGCGTCATCAAAATACTTCCAAAAATTCCAATTAATTGTTGGATTGGACACTCCTCCACGATAAGGAGAAGACATGTCTTCATTTATTGAACCGCCACCAAAAGCTCTAATTGATTGCTCATCATTTTTTTTCTTTTTGCCCTTCTTCAAATAAGGACTTTGATTATCAGGGCCAAGAGGGCCAATATGTCCGGCAATGGCGCCGCCACCAACAGCAGATATTTCATCCAATTCTTCAGAAGTAACAGCGCTAGCAACAGCTTCTTCAGGAGTTGCTCCATCCGCCCAAAGGGCATCATCAAAGTTATAAGCAGAAAATCCATCTCCCTTTGGAACAACTCCAACAATGATTCCATATGGAGAAACAAAAACATCAAAGAGACCAGATTTTCCTTTAAATATAAAACGCCCAGCACTTGTTAAAAGCGGGGCGTCCTTTAATTCTTTTAGAATGTTATTGCAAATCTTTTGAAATGCTTCATTCATAGCTGGCGAACTATCCCAGTGATGAGAAGTTCTCATGTAGTCTGTGTAATATGATGGAAACTGATATGGAGGATTAAATGTTGCTCCAACATCTTCAGGATCATCTGGGTCTCCCATCCAATATTTTATATCTTCTTCCGTAGACGTGTTCTGCATAAGGCGTGAACCCATCATTGAAGCTGATTGATTAGGAGTTCCTGACTGACCACTTCTTGGCCATGGACTTGGTAATCTAGATTGCACATGGGTAGAATGTGGAAATCCTCCACCTACCGCTCCTCGTCCACTACTTCCCCTATTTTCACTTAAATTAAATACTTCTTTAAGTGATATTTGCTTTTTTCCTAAATCCATAAGGCTAATTATTCATTTTTCAAGCAAAAAGCAACATATAATGCAATTTTAGTTACTATTGAATACTTTATGAATAATTTCCATCGGAGGATTAGGAAGCATAGGATTTCCAGAATCTTTTCGGCACCTTTGTTCATATTTGTACCAATCTCTGAAATCATTAGGAAGCAACCAAATAGGCCAAGTTTGATTCTTTAATTCTTCTTTTTGTATTAAACAAGTGTAAGCTTCTGGCCCTACAAATTTTGGCGAAACAGAATTAATTTCAAAAGTATCTATTTTTGGTTTTGATTTATTGTTTTTATTCTTCTTTGATTTCATTTTCTTTAAATCCTACGAAACGAGTTGCGGCATAAACAGCAAAGGCCAAAGGAACTTCTCCAAACTTATAATTGTCATTTGCACCAGTTCCTGAAAGAAAAGCCAAGAACTCACCTTGTGAAAGGGAAATTCCAAAATGATTCATAAGCCAAACCGTTCTATCAAATGGCTTCATAAACTGAAGCTCAGTATTATATTTGAACATCATTCCACGATCCTGATGCCACTTATCTTCTGGAATGAAAAGATCGTTCTCTAAATCTCCAACAAGACCAAGGTTTCTAAAAAGACAACAAAGAACCATTGACTCTTTTGAAAGATTCAATTCAAACTTTTTATTGATAGAAACACAAGCCTTTAGTGTTTTTAAATTAAAATCAACAAGAGAGCCCATCTCTGTCTTTGTACTAGAAGGGCATGTAGCAAGTCTTTCTCCTAGTGCTTCCAAAAGATTATTTATTTCTTTAGATCTTTCTCCGCTTCCATTCTCTGCAAAGTTGCAAAAAGTATCCCAATTTTCTTGAATTTGTTCAGCTTCCATAGCCTATATCGTATCAGAGTCTAGCAAAAGTTTGTCAGATAATCCAGGAATTTCTCCACCAACAGATTTGATTTTTTGAATCCATTCAGTTGAAAGCATCTCAGGAGGCATATCAATTCCAATATTATCATGAATAACAAAAACAGGAATAGCATCTGTATCTTTTAGAGCATTAATTATATTAAAAAACCCAAGTATGGCCGCATCAACCGCTGTGCTCTGAATGATGTTATTGTAAAGTTTGTGACCAGCTCCATCTTCAGGATATATCGCTCTACCAAA